AGGAGATTTATCAGCCGGAGAGAAGGGGTAACTTCCACCATATGCTCAGCCGTTTGCTGGGTAAGCTCAGGACTTACCAGGACTTGGCGGACTGGGTGGAAGCGACGCAGCCCAAGCGAGACCTAGTAAAAATGCTCGTCGAAAGGTACAGTTTTGATGGAAGGGAGGAGGACAAGGTTTTTGTGTATGCGAGGGCATACCAACACCCGAAGGCAGCGGAGTTATATAGTTATACAAGGGTGTTAGGGATAAGAGACAAGCTACATGCGTCACCGGTGTATCAGGCGTGGCACCAAAAAACTTTCGGCACACGGCCAGGTAACTGGCACGACGTGGAGACAAATGAGAAAGTTAGAGTGGAGAAAGTATCCTCATTAGATGAGTGCGTTAATACTGAGAAGGTTCTGGAGTCGGAGGCTTTGGCACATAACAAAGAAATGTATGCGGGCCAAGGTAACGACGAAGGGTTTATTTCCTACTTCGCCTCACTATCGAGAAAAGCATTCAACAAGCTGATGCACGCGCTAGTTGGCAATATGCAAGAGTCGACGGGGATAATGTCAGAACTGAGTACCCATCCCGCCAGTGCCATAATTGAGACGGGGGTACAGACGAAGAACCCCGTATCCACGCAAAAACGACAAATTGCAGCACAGACGATGACTGCAATCACGGGGCTAGCGAGCATGTACCCGCTGTGGGACGACTTTGCAGAGGGATCGACTGACGCCGGGGAATACGACCCAGTCAAGGATGTCCAGTGTATTTCTCTGCTGCAGTCACGGGTTGGGATATCTATAGGTAGCGCGACGAATGAGGCAGTACTACGTGGTGCAATACAATATACAGACAACACAACCACTAACGTGGGGTCGGTTACACCTCCAGAGAACAGGATGTTTCCCAGAACGGTCAGGAATGGTATGACATATGCCTTACAAAACTCTGCCGTGCCACTGACTTTTTACAGTGTGAGGAGTATGCCAAGACTCAACACCCGGAAGTACAGCTGGTCACCAATGGCAGTAAAGCTAGACAAAAGGGCGAGCGATAACATAAACAAAATACCGGTGCGCGCATCTAATGGTTTCTTCGGCTACGATGTCTGGAATGCATCACACGCGGTCCCGGAAGAGGGTGAAAGCATGCAAGCCTGGTTTGAAAAATTATGGAAATTGAGGATATGTCTTGACCCACAGTTTGGTGATTTCACTGAAAAGTCACTCGCCGGACAAGCAGGATGGTTTGACTCATTCACGAGAATGAGCCCGCTATATAACATATTTGCTGGCGGCGGGGTTGGGGCACCACCAATAACTGTTGGACTCAATGATAGTCCAGTGTTTGGCGAAGATTGTGGTGGCAACAACCCAATTTTTGCCTTTGGCCCGGCGAATAAGGGCAACATTGTATTCCACGTGTCGGAGCAAACCATACCGTCTGAGTCGAGATCAAACAGAATAGTAATTCCACCAGGCCTACTCACTTTGGGCGAGCAAGGCAGCGTAGGCACACTGGTAGCGTTGTACCTAATGGGATTTTGTGTCTGGCCGTGGGGTATGTACACACAGCAGTACGGGACCGTGGACCCAAAAGGGGGCATAGATGGAAATAACACCCCTGGACAGCAGACATTCATATCAAATGCCTGCTGTGCCGTCCAACAGGGCTATGACAACCTGGACGTGGTACTACCACCAACAGCGAACCAAGAACCAGTGCCTCGAGCGCAAGGGGCAGCAAACCTACTTCCTCTGTGGGCACCTACGACTGGGCCACAGGGTACGGTAGGGTTTGCACCCAACACACCTCTTAATGTGATGTATCTCGGTG